TAAAATAGCAGCTAAATTTGATTTATCAAAAATAGAAGCTAAAATGGAAAATGGTTTACTCCATTTATTCATCCCAACAGCCGCAGATAAAAAATCAAAAATAGTAACAATAAAATAAAAAAAACTGCATCCTAGGTTTGCTTATTAAACTATTTTTATTATATTACCCACAAACATTAAATTAAATTAAGTTATGGAATTAGAAGCATTATTCGATGCCGTTATTGTTAAACCTCAAGAAGAGGAAGAGACACAATATGGATCAATAGTAGTACCCGATTTAGGAAAAGACAGAAACGAACATGGAGAAGTAGTTGCTGTGGGTCCTGGAAGACAAGTAGCAGGAATTGGCTTTGTAGAAACTAATATTAAAGTTGGAGATAAAGTAATTCTACCAACAATAGGTTTTACTAAACTTGAACATAAAGGAGATGAATATTATATCGGTTCTGAAAATCAAATATTAGCAAGAATAAATAATACAACATCAGTAGAGGATGTTTTAGCAGAAACAGAAGTATCAGAGGAAGATTTTGATGCTCTTAAATCAATAGATTAAGATGAGTAAAATTATAGAATTTGGCCCTGAAGCCAGAAAAAAACTAGTAAAAGGAATAGACCAAATAGCAGATGCTGTAGTATCTACATTAGGTCCAAATGGTAGGAATGTTGTTATTTCTAAACCAGGCCAAACACCACAATCAACAAAAGATGGTGTAACAGTAGCAAAAAATATTTCATTAGAAGATCCAACTGAAGAGTTAGGAGTTCAAATGCTTAAACAAGCAGCTATTAAAACCGCAGATAAAGCAGGAGATGGTACAACTACTTCTACTCTATTAGCTAGAGAAATGGTTAAAGCAGGTTTATCAGCTTTAGATAGTGGAGCAAATGCTGTTGATATTAAAAGAGGAATTGATAAAGCTGTAGAACAGGTAATTCACCATTTAACCCCATTTCAAGAAGATGTCTCATCTCAAGAACAATTAGAGCAAGTAGCTACTATTTCAGCTAATAACGATGAAACTATAGGTAAATTAATTGCTACTGCAATGGAAAAAGTAGGTAGAGAAGGGGTAGTACATATTGAAGAATCTAAAACAGGTGAAACTTATCTTGAAACCGTAGAGGGTATGCAATTTGATAGAGGTTATAAATCTCCTTATTTTGTTACTGATAATAATACTATGTCTACTACTTTGAATGATTGTTATGTTTTAATAGCAGATCATACTTTTACCCAAGTAAAAGAATTATTACCGATATTAGAAAGTGTATCAAATACAAATAAATCCCTTTTAATCATTGCCAAAGACATAGACAATGAAGCATTAGCTACCCTTATTGTAAATAAAATGAGAGGTTCATTAAAAGTATGTGCTGTTAAAGCTCCTGAATTTGGAGATAGACAAAAATTAGTTCTAGATGACATAGCTGTTCTAACTGGAGGTCAAGTATTCAGTAAAGAAAAAGGTATGAAACTAGAAAAGTTTAGTTGGGAATGGTTTGGTGAAGCTAGAGTATCTACTATTACTAAAGAAAAAACTACAATTGTAGATGGTAAAGGTTCAGAAGAAGCAATTACTGCTAGAGTAGAAGAATTATCTCAACAAATAGAAAGAGCTGATACACCATTTGCAATGGAAAAGTTACAAGATAGAATGTCTAAATTCGTAGGTGGAGTAGCAATTGTTCATGTAGGTGGAAATACTGAAACTGAGATGAATGAAAGAAAAGATAGAGTAGATGATGCCCTTAATGCCACAAAAGCAGCTATTGAAGAAGGTATTCTACCAGGAGGAGGAGTTGCAATAGCAAGAGCTACACAGTGGGTAGAATATAATGGTAATGTAGATTTTAACATTGGAGTAGATATTGTTAAAATAGCATGTCAAAAACCATATGAACAAATCTTAAAAAATGCTGGAATAAATGAAATTCCTGAATTGGCAGAAGATGGAGAGTGGGAAGGATTTGATATTAGACAAAATAAAATGGTAGACTTTAAAGAAGCGGGTATTATAGATCCATTTAAGGTTACTAGAAGTGCATTACAAAATGCTGCATCAATAGCTGGAACTATTCTGTTAACAGAAGCCACAGTTGTTGATAAACCATCAGAAAATACAACACCAGAAATAGATCCATCCATGATGGGTATGATGTAATATGAAAACAGAAGTTATAGAAAGAAATGAGTTAATAGCTACTAGAGTTCCACCTGGAGACAGATGGAATCTAGTAGATGACTCAAAAAAAGTTATTCACAAAAGTTTAACAGATGCTTTGGAAGCCTACCTAGGAGTTACTAACTTTAAGGGTGAGTATAGATTAGATCCTATTGGGAGTAAATTATATGCTATTAAAACTTCTGAAGAAGAGGTTAAACCTGAACCAATAAAGAAGTATAACATTTATGGAGATGAATATTAAAATTGATGAGTCCTAAATTACCTAAAAAACAACGCTTATGGAAAATTTAGATATAATTATAGGAACCCTGATTGGATCAGGTTTAACTACTTTAGTGGCATTTTTTATTACTAGGGTTTCAAATCGATTCAAACAGATAAATCAAGATTTACATGATGTAAATCAAGAACAATCAGCTCAATTGAATGAGATGTACGAAAGTACTTCAAAAGAAATTGAGAATTTACATAGAGAACTTGATTCTCAAATTAATAAACTAGAATCTAGATTGGTAAAACAATTTAAAGATTATAATTACAATAAATAATTAACCAATTTAGGACTCTCAATTTTATGAAAGAACATTCATTATTAGTAGAAAAATATAGATCAAAAGATTTAACAGAGTATGTAGGAAATGAACACATTAAAACACAAATACAAAAATATCTAGACCAAGATGATATTCAAAACTTTATATTCTATGGTCCTGCTGGTACTGGAAAAACAACCCTTGCTAAACTTATTGTTAATAATCTGGAGTGTGACTACCTTTACATCAACGCTTCTGATGAACGAGGTATCGAAACTATTAGGGATAAAGTCACAAGTTTCTCAAGCACTATATCGTTTAAAAAGATTAAAGTTGTCATCCTTGATGAGGCGGATTTTCTCACCATCCAAGCACAAGCATCTCTAAGAAATACAATTGAAACGTTTTCAAGAACCACACGTTTCATCCTCACTTGTAATTTTATAGAGCGTATTATAGATCCGCTTCAATCAAGGTGTCAAACATTAAAAATAGTACCACCAAGCAAAAAAGAAGTAGCAAAACATATAAAAGGGATACTAGACAAAGAACAAACAAAGTTCAAAATTGAAGCTCTTGTTAACATAGTTAATAAACATCATCCGGATATACGAAAAATGTTAAACACTATTCAGTTATCAACACAAAATAATGAATTAGTATTAGATGAATCTATTTTAGTATCATCCAATTATATTAAACAAATTATAGAAGAACTAAAACAGAAAAAAACCGATTTTAGAAAACTAAGGCAAATAATAGCCGATTCTCAAGTACGTGATTTTGAAGAATTATATAGAGCATTATTTGATCATGCCTCCGAATATGCCATTGGTAGAGAAGGAAGTGTAGCCATAATTTTAAATGAGCATCAATATCATTCTAACTTTCGTATTGATAAGGAAGTCAATATAGCGAGTGCATTAGCCAAAATAATTGAAATAAAAAAACCTCAAGTAATATAAATGGATTTTTATTATCAAATAGGTCCTGTTATAACAACTACACCATGGATAACCCCTCCTCCATTAGATAAAGTAAATGATTGGTGGAATGATTTTTCTAAAAATAGTTTTGAAGACTATAATGTATGGATAGGAGGAAAATATGTTATTGATCCAGATAATACTAATGACGTAGATATAATACTAACAGGACCTGTCTATGATTATATTAGATTATTTAACTTATTTAAAAATGCAACAGAATTAGGATTCAAAAACCAAATACTAATAGACATATGTCATTATGATAGTATAGATTTTTTTAAATATCCTAGGAATAAAGATTTTATAAGGTATCATTTAAGGACAAAATTAAGTGGGAAAGAAATTAAAAAAATAGATGGTAAAACTGTTTTAGAAAATGAATCTACAACATCACTATTAAACCACAATATTCCAAAGGAATTAGCAGTTAATTTAATTAAATTTCCTATGGAAAAACAAATAGAAGATAGTAGGATATATGATCCTATATTATTAAATAGAAAAAAAATAAATAAATGAAAAATCCACAACAACAAGGAATGAATATTGACTTTAAAAACACAACCTCAATTGAAGGATTCGATGGAGGTTTATTATTTGGTCAAGCATTTGTATTAAGAAAAGTATCAAAATTCGTAGCAGGAACAGATGAAGATGCAATGCTTCCAATACCTGTATTTTATGATTTAGAGACTAAAAAAATAATAGCTGATTCTTTACCAAAAGAAATTAGAGAAGATTATAAAGATATTACGATATGATATATGTAGGAATTACATTTGCGATAGGATTAATTTTAATAGGAATTTGGGTATACAAAGGTGAGCAAGAACGAAAAGGACAAGATTAAAAATATTTTTGACTGGTTACAACATATAACGTTGTATAAGACACCTGCTTCAGAATTCACGGATAACGACTGGGAAAAATTTAATTCATATATGGTGCATAGATTTGTTAGTATGCACGTATATTACGTTGAAATCGCAGATTATGCGCAAAGTATGTTACCAACTATGAAAAAACAAATATATAATTTTTATAAAGAAATGTTACCTAAAAAGAAAGTATGGTTACAATATATAAAGTCAAAAACTGAAAACATTAACAAAGATTTAGTAGAAGACATAGCAAAATACTATGAAGTTGGAGCAGCAGATGCTCTTTCATATATTACAGTAATGACTAAAGAAGAAATACCCATTATATTACGTGAAATGGGTAAAGACGAAAAAGAAATTAAAAAATTACTAAAATGAGCAGGTTAGAAGAATTACTTTATAGTGCTGAAGAACATGGCAAACGACAACAAATGTTTGAAGAAATTTTAAAAGTAAGAGATCAAAATCCTAAATTCACTTTAGAACAACAGTACGAACAAGCATATCAAAATGTAATGAAAACATGAAAAAAAGTAAAGTTATACAAGCTTTAACTGCACAGGCTAATGCAGATAAAGCAAAAGCCATGATGGCACTAGATTTATTAGAAAACCAGGCAGTAGGAATTGGTGATCACACAGTAAATGATTTTATGAAAGATGCTACAGAAGCATTAGAATTATTAACTGATGCAGATGATAGATTAGAAACATAAAATAAATATTGGGGTGAACAACCTCTACCTTTTTAATATGAATAAGGAAGAATTAATAAAAGAATTAGAAGAATCAGACCACATAGTGGCTCATTTTGAAAAAGAATATCCTGAATTATCTCAGGAATTTAAAATAATCCAGGATGAAATGTATAGAATGTTTGCTGCTAAACATATGGATTATGGTTTGCAAAACATTTCATTAGGAGGAGATTTAACTAAAGAAAACGATAAAAAATTTTCATTAACAGGTTTAGCTATTAGGTTAACAGATAAAATTTCAAGATTAAGAAATTTACTTACTAATGGTAGGAATTTTGTTAAAGGTGAAGGAATGGAAGACACGTTTATAGACATAGCTAATTATGGTATAATTGGTTTACTAGTAGGACGTGACAAGTGGAAAAAATAAATGGCTAAAACACCTGCAATAGTAAAAGAGATACAACTAGCTCCTAAAAGGGAATTAGATTATTCTTATCAAAAGAACATTTCATATTCACAATATACAATGTGGAAAAAATGTCCTAAACAATGGGCATTACAATATAGAGATGGTCACAAAGTATATAAACCAAGCATTCACACAGTATTTGGAAAAGCATTACATGAAGCATTTCAACATTATATTCAAACAATGTATGAAACAAGTGCAGCAGCAGCTGATAGGGAAGATATTAATGAAATGCTTAAAGACCAACTTAGAGCACACTATCAAGATGAATATAAGAAAAATAACAAACAACATTTTTCTAACCCAGGTGAATTAAGTGAATTTTATCAAGATGGTGTTGAAATATTAAATTACCTAAAAAAACATAGAGGTAAATATTTTTCTAAACGAGGTTGGCATTTAGTAGGAATAGAAACACCTATATTAATGCCTCCTGTAAAATATAACCCTAATATTTTATTCATGGGTTATTTAGACATTGTAATGTACAATGAAAAATTAAATAAATTTAAAATAATAGACATTAAAACCTCTACTAATGGTTGGAAATTAGATTATGTTAAAAAAGACGAAGACAAACAATTCCAACTTATACTATACAAAAAATTCTTTGCAGAACAATTTGGAGTAGACGAAAAAGATATTGATATTGAGTTTTTTATTACAAGAAGGAAAGTATACGAAGAAGGAGATTTCCCACAGAAACGATTCCAAATGTATTCTCCCCCTTCAGGTAAGATAAAAATAAGTAGGGCAACTAAAGCAATAGAAGAATTTATGAGTGAATGTTTTATAAAAAATGAACACTCAACAAAAGAAATGTTACCTAACCCAAGTAAATGGAACTGTACTTTCTGTGCTTTTAAAGAAGACAAAAAACTATGCGGTTTAGGTGCATTTTTATAAAAATTAGTATATTTATATATAAAGTTTTAATAAATTAAAGATTATGAATAATAAAAAAGAAAAAACACTAACCAGTGTTAAAATACAAAGTGATTTATTTCAAGATTTCAAAATAGAGTGCGTAAAACGTAAATTTTCATTCCAGAAACTTGCCGACCGTGCTATTTATTTGTATCTTACAGATGAAGATTTTAGAAGAACGATTAGTAATCAAACCAATTTAGAATTATAAAATGAATAAAGATTATAAGTACCTTCCTAAAGACCAAAGGAAAAAAATACTACTAATATGCGATGATATTAGAGTACATTCAGGGGTAGCAACTATAGCCCAACAAATTGTTAAAAAAACATGCCAACATTATAATTGGGTTCAAATTGCAGGGGCAATTAAACACCCTGATCAAGGTAAAAAATTATCACTAGATAAAGAAATGGCAAAAGAGACAGGAGTAAAAGATCCAAGTATAATGTTATATCCAGTACATCAATATGGTGATAGCACTTTTCTTAGACAAATTATCAACCACGAAAAACCAGATGCTATAATGATATTTACAGATCCTAGATATTTTGCTTGGTTATTTGCTATAGAAAATGAAATTAGAAAAAATATCCCTATTATATACCTTAATATTTGGGATGATTATCCAGCTCCTTTATATAATAAAGAATTTTATGAGTCGTGTGATTTATTATTTGGAATTTCAAAACAAACAGTAAATATAAATAAAATTGTTTTAGGAGATAAGGCAGCGGATAAAATTATAGAATACCTTCCACATGGTTTAGACCATACTGATTATAAACCTTTATCTGAGTATAATGAAGAAGAAAGTAAGGGGTTAGAAAAAATGAAAAAGTATTTTTTTGGTAAAGATGAAGTAGATTTTTGTTTATTTTTTAATTCTAGAAATATTAGGAGAAAGCAAATTCCTGATACATTATGGGCTTTTAGAATGTTTTTAGATAATTTACCTAAAGAAAAAGCAGATAAATGTAGATTTTTATTACATACAGAGATGGTATCTGAAGCAGGAACTGATTTAAGAGCTGTAGCTGAATTATTATTCGGAGATGGTAAATATCCTAAAGCTATTATTTTTGATACTAAAAGATGGGAAGTTAAAGACTTAAGATACTTATATAATATTTCAGATTGTCAAATTCTTTTAACATCAAATGAAGGATGGGGATTAACAATAACAGAGGGGATACTTTCAGGTAACCCTATTATAGCTAATACAACAGGAGGAATGCAAGATCAAATGAGATTTAAAGATGAAAAAGGAAAATGGTTTACACCATCACCAGAAGTACCTTCAAATAATACAGGCAAATATAAAAAACATGGTGAATGGGCATTTCCGGTTTATCCAACTTCTAGATCACTTCAAGGATCACCTGTTACACCTTATATTTGGGATGATAGATGTAAACCTGAAGATGCAGCTGATAGAATAAGAGAAGTATATGATTTAGGACCAGAAAAGAGAAAAGAAGCAGGTCTTAAAGGTAGAGAATGGGCACTCAGTGATGAAGCTGGATTTACAGCTGAGGCACAAGGTAAAAAATTTATCGATGTTACTGATAAATTATTTAATACCTGGGAGTCAAGAGAAGCTTTTGAAGTAATAGATACTGATGAAGCTAATATTTTAAGAATTCAAACACATGATTTAGTATATTAATATGAAAAAAACAGTTATAATAAGTTGTCCTATAGACACATACTCAGGTTATGGAGCAAGAGGAAGAGATGTAGTTAAAGCATTTTATGAGTTAGATAATTACGATGTAAAAGTATTACCTCAAAGGTGGGGAGATACACCTTGGGGTTTTATAGATGACCATGAAGAAGAGTGGGGTTTTTTAAATCCTCTTTTAATAACCCCAGAAACGGGTCAATTACAACAGCCTGATATTTGGGTGCAAATAACAATACCTAATGAATTTATGCCTCAAGGAAAATTTAATATTGGTATTACTGCAGGGATTGAATCTAATTTAGCACCTGCTGATTGGCTAGTAGGATGTAATAGAATGAATTTAGTATTAGGTTCATCTAAACATACAATTGAGGTTCTTAAAGCTAGTAAATGGGAACAACAAGATAAAAGAACAGGTCAAAAACAATCAGTAATGGTAAACCCTAACTTACCTATGGATATTTTATTTGAAGGTTTTAATGAAAAAAATTATAAAAAAACAACTGATAAATTAGATTTGCCCGAAATTAAAGAACAGTTTTGTTTCTTATTTACTGGAATGTGGATTCAAGGAGACTTTGGACATGATAGAAAAAATATAGGAGTAATGATAAAAACATTTTTAGATACTTTTAAAAATAAACAAAAACAACCAGCTTTAATTCTTAAAACAAGTGCTGGAAGTGCTTCTTATTCTAGTAGACAACAAATATTAAAAAGAATTAATGATATTAAATCTCAAGTAAAAGGCAAATTACCTAAAATATATTTAATTCATGGAGATCTTACTGATGGAGAAATGAATCAGTTATATAACCACCCTCAGGTAAAATGTATGGTTAGCGCTACAAAAGGAGAAGGATTTGGTAGACCATTACTTGAATTTACCCAAACTAAAAAACCTATAATAGCTTCAGGTTGGTCAGGTCATGTTGATTTTCTTAAACCAGATATGAGTTATTTAGTTCAAGGGAAATTACATAATGTTCATCCAAGTGCAGCTAATAAATGGTTAGTTAAAGAATCTCAATGGTTTGACATTGACACAGCAGCTTTAAATAATGCTTTTAAAACGATATATTTAAAATATAAAGACTGGGTTGTAAGAGCTAAAAAACAGGGAAACTTTACTAAAGAAAATTTTAGTTATACAGCTATGAAAGAAAAATTAGGTAATATTTTAAAAGAAAAAACTGGGAATATGCCTCAACAAGTTGGGTTGAGTTTGCCTAAACTTAAAAAAGTAGGAAAAAATGATAAACCTGAACTTCCTAAATTAAAACTACCCAAACTTCAAAAATTGTAAAAATGGAATCAGATAAATTACAAATTTGTCCCAGATGCGGATCCGACGCTTGTTATGTTACTGAGGTAAATCAAGATATAAATAATTATTAT